TCCATTGTTTGCTCCTATGTAATTCAGCTAACCCAAAACTTTCTCGGTTAATACCATAAAATTGCAAGATTTCGCTTTCGCGAAGTTTCTTGCGGCTTCCCATTTCGCTTGGTTTACTAGGTAAGTGTTAAGCTTAGCTCCGTAACGTTTATCGTTCTTCCTAGGCATCTTGGTTTCGCTAGAGGATTTGATCTCTACGATGAAGATATCTCCGGTAACGAATTTCAACCAAATATCTGGGAAATATCTATGAACCTTCCCGTCTACGGGACTCAAATAGGGAATGTGGAATGGTTCTAAACTCCACTCCTCAATCTTTGGATTATGATCACAGTATTTGAAAGCCTTGAGTTCCAACCCAGATTTGTAAAGAACACAGAGATTACCTTCTATAATCTTCGTGCTCTTCATATGATCATCTATCGGCAACTTAAACTTTGCGGGATGCGTTAACCGATAGTATCCCTGCTTAGGTTTCTTCATTCGGTTTATAATATTAGATTTCGTTTAAAATGTCTACTAAATCTTTCAAACTAATGCCAAATTCTTGAGTATTTTGTTTCTTACATTTAGCGCATTTAAACTTAGTTTCGAAAAGAACTCCAAACATCTTCTCCCCGAATAATTTCGCTACCGCGAGGAAGTCGACTAATCGCATTTTTAGAATATCGAAATCATCGCCTTGATTATGAGCGTCCAACCATTGCAACATAAACATGCCAATGCTAGCGGTCGGAGAATCGATATGCCCAACATCTTGGATGATTTCGGGACGAACAAATTCGAAGATATAGTGTTTGCCATCTTTTCCGGTATATTCGATAAAGAATCGCTCTTTTGAACTAGAAGAGGTCTTCATCACTTTGGCCAATTCAACGGCGATTGGATTTTCGTGACCACAATGCTCGCATTCGAAATTTAGCGGAGCTACCACTTCGAGATCTTGCATAGCGTTCAACAAAACATAGATTTGTTCCGGTTGGGATAATCGCTTACCTTCTTCTCCGAAGACTTTAGCAATTAACGATTCTTCCGTAAACGGTTCATTACCTTTAGAAATGAAAAATCCAAGATCTAATTCAAATTTCGGTAACTGAAACTCTACATCTGCTGGTAGCTTCGCTTCTTTCGTTTCTACGATTGCTGGTTCGGAAGAAGTCGCTTTAGCGAAATCTCCCAATCTTGCAGGTTTTGCCATTTTATATCTCCTTAAAACTAATGATATGGTTTAACTAAATTCAAAGTAAGTAACATATTAGGGCCAGCAATACTTAATTTTGAACTCCAAATTAAGAACAATCCGGATTGCCAGAAATCCCCTTGAGCTGGTAGGTTAGGATCTTCTACTCGGGCATTCTCAAAATAACTTACCGGCAAAGCGGTCATTGGAACTACTGCTTTCGCAGATCCAGGAATTACAATAGTAATAGGAACTAACTTAATCTTAGTCGCATAACTTTGTTGCATACGATAGTACATATAACGCGGATGAGTAATATTTTGGGTGACCAAATTCCACGGAGCTCCATATTCTGCTCTTGGAGTTTCATTTTGTTTAATCAAACCATCCGATACCGGATATGGGTTAATCACCGCAGCATCAAAATAAACACCAGGATAAGTTTCCGCTTTAGTTAAACCGATATCATTAGGATCTACCGCTTCCCCGGAAGTTTCCGTCCATTTGAAAGGTTTCTTCACCGCGGTGTAATACGTATGCTCTTTCTTAGCTTCGGTACTTAAATCTGGGTTAATTTCCCCCGCAAATTCTTGAATTTTCCAAGGTAGGTCACTTTCAATTTGTTTACCAAAGGTAAAGGTATGTTGTTGCCAACCTTTATTGGTATTGTCAAATTTTGCGTAGATGTTATCTTGTACGTAATCCGGATAGTTTTGACTGATCGCATCTAAGTGCACAATATCACTCCAGTTAACTGCAACGATCCCACCATCTTGAGGATTGGCATACAACAAGAAATTGTCTTTTGCCAGTTCTTCAACTAGGTAACTTAAAGTTGGACCATTGATTGGAGTACAAAAGTTCTCCCAGAATACTCCGCGCTCACTAGTAGGAACCCCAGAATAAGCTTTAAATGGAATGTTATGCGCTTTGAAGAACTCTTCCGTAATTTCCAGGATAGTTTTCTTCTCAAAACATTTCCACCAAATCACTTTATGTAAATGAACCCAATGCTCTTTATCAAAGCCTAAGGTTACCATTGTGGTTTTCTTACCGTGCTGGTGAGTCATTGAAGTGATTACTCCCGTATACGGGCGTTCTCCGGATTTGAAATCCTGCAACATAAACACAATCTTTTTACCGACTGGATTAAATTGCATCCCTGTAGCATCCAAAGTACGGAAAGCTTGTGCTGTGATAGTAATCTGCCCAGGTTCCCCGAGAATTCCGACTCCGGAAAATAGGGAAGTTTGGATGATGTGGTCGACTATGATTGGTTTATCATTGATTTCGACCCCAAAGAAATCCGCCTTCCCATGTAATGTTTGAACAATTGACATCTAATATGCTCCGTTAATAAGAGAATTAATTATATGTAATGTTGGATTTCTTAACAAAGATTTCTACGATGTCATTGTTAGTAGGGATATTCGCGTAAGCGAAACCGTCCTTACGCCAAGTACAAGAAAGATATTCGCTTGGGGTGATGATAAAACCATCGTAACGATATTCCGCATTTTCTAAAACTCGGGAAATCACCGCAATTCGACCATCGCGAAGTTTTACCAAATCGAAAGGTTTGCGATCATTCCAATACCAAGTATCGTACGGGACCGAAACAAAATCTAAACGTTCTGGTTCTTTATGCAATAAACGATCTTTCAAATTATAATATGTCCAATCCGGGTAACCATCTTCACTGTAATTAGTAATCACATTGTTGGCTGGATCTAACACAAATATTCCGTTTTGCGCAATATCCACCACCATTGCGTCCCGCAATTCATCTTTCTCGGCGTTGTAGATTGGATAGATTTGAAATTTTAAGTATTCTTTAGTTTCGAGTGTTTCGTGTGTTTCGATGTTTTCAGTTAGTTCGGTCATAAAGTGCTCCTGTTCTTATGATCAATAGATATTTTTTAATTAGATGTATTATAATATACTTCATTACATTAATCAACTTGCAATTTATAGGAGTAAGAAATGCCATCAAGCACTAATTCTAACGTAGCGGCAAACACCGGAAATACTAATACCGGAAACACCAATTCCGGAAACGCAGGGGGCAAAGCCGATAAGCCGGTAATGGATGATAAAGTCAAAGAAGCTTTCGAATTCGCCGCTAAGGAACTCGGAATGAAAATCAAATTCGAAGGGGTTTACGTAGTCATCGATTCCGAATGCCCTCCAGGAACGGAAGATCAACTCAAAAAAGCCGAGGAAGAGTGTAAGGAAGCTGAGGAGGCTACCGGAAACTCTTAAACTATCACACCAATAAACTTGAAATCTCCAAATCTTCGCGGAAGCGTGGTTTTGGAGATTTTTTTTTTGAAAAGTTAAAAGTTTCGGTAACCAAAACTCAACAACACTATTTTCAAAAGTTATTTCAAGCATAAAAAAATCTCGAAATTTTTCGATTATACCCGGTATGGTAAGTTTCGATAGTTTCGAGATTTTTATTATATTAAAGCATTACCACTTTACTTATCACACAGCCAACGTTTAGCGGCTACCGCGGCCATATCGTAATAACTGTTACCGGTTACCCCGTTGCCATCCACATTGGTTAATTTCTTAGATCCAGCAGGACCTAATAAGTGCGCCGCGGCGACTGCACCAAATTTATCCTTGATGTCTTTTGCTCCGGTATATCGACTACCTAATTGTCTAATCTGACTGTTAGTATAAGCAGCCCAAGCATTATGCTGCAATTGGCGATCCGCCAGGAATTTCGATTTTGATAAACCATTATTCCAGTTTGCAGGGTTTTCTAAACCTCTGTTGCTAGTACCTCGTTTTACCAACCCAGCTTCAACCAATGCGGCAGCGCCCATTTGGAACTCACCCAAATATCCGTCCGGATTGACCACCGAAACACGGAAATCACTTTCTGAGGAAGCCATAATCTTCGCCAAAGCGGTAGTTTGTTGCATGTTCATACCGGTTATGGTTGGCCCTAGATATGTCCATCCTGGTTTGTTCTCTGCTTGTTTGATCTTACGCATACCGCGAGCATCCGCCCCTTTAGCGTTCGGATCACACGCATCATCAACTTTGTTACCTTGAGTTTCATCATTAGGAGCGTTGGCCTCTTCACAATTTCCATCATGCGGAACTGCTTGAACCCCAAGACCACAAACCATTTGAATAGGAACTTCTTTACCGGAAGCTTTCAAACATTGGTAACGCTCCGGAGACATCTTAGTTTCACAAACTTTAAAAGGTTCTTTGGTACCGTTACGGTCAATATAGATGTTTTTAGCTTCATCTACTAACTTAGCCATTTCCTCTTCTAAAGTGCTTAGATCATTTTGAGGTGGCAAGTCTTTATTACAAGAAGTATTTCCTTTATCATCCGTTTGAGGTTTACACTCTTTATTCTTCTTGTTTTGAGAATTGAAAGTACCGTTAAATTTAGAACCTGGGCTACTACAATAACATAAGTTTGGCGCGAACACCCCTTGAGCAGTAAGATGACCGTTTACGGTAACATTACTATCAATGATAGTTTCACATTTGTCTAAAGTAATCTTAGCACAACCAGAAGAAAGAACCAGTTTGCCATCACATTCCATTACGATTTCCGGACCGCAAGGGGTACCCAAACGGATTCTTCGGTTAGCATCATCTAAGTGAAGTTCGAAACCATTCGGAGTTTTGATATGAACTTGAGGATTGGCATCGTCCATTTTGAATGAGTTACCCGCAGGAGTATTAAACATCCAAACTTTTCCGTAGTTATCCCCTTTGGCATCTGGATTGAAATCGCTGTTTTCAGGACTTACATCTCCCGGGCTATCGGTATCGTGCCCCACGAAGACTCCAACGATGACAGGGCACTGTATATCCTGTTGTTCAAATTGTACCCAGACCGTTGTGCCTACTTGAAGAACGCCACTATATCCAATTCCACGCGATAATCCAAACATAGTGGAGCCAGCCGTTTCTGCCCAAGGTAAGTTGTCATCCGCTTCCTGATGCATCCCCCAGACATAAACTCTACATCGCCCCCTCTGCATCGGATCTTGATTGTCTATTACTGTGCCTCTTAAAAGTGACATATTTCGTTAGCTCCTTTTGTTTAACGAGTTTAATAAGTTTAATATTTAATTGATGATTTTATTATAA